GCTCTAAAAATTAGAGGTCCAACCACTACCAAATAGTCTAATAATATAAGCTGAAAGCTAGTCTCATTGTCTGAAGCTGACTGGAAGTCAATACTATTAAACTCAAGTTTGTTACGAAGGATTCACTATTCCTAATTCAAGAATCATCAATAGTAGACAAAGATAAAGGTAGGATATAGAAAAAATCATTCCTTACGCGAGAAATCCTCGAAAAAACGTCGTCGCTATCGATAAAGTCGCGGCAAGTTTGCGAGAGTTCGGATTCCGACAGCCAATTGTCGTCGACAGCAACTTCACGGTTATTGCCGGTCATACTCGATTACTGGCTGCGAAAAAGCTCGGACTGACAGAAGTCCCTGTGCATATCGCAGAGGGATTAACCGAAACACAGATTAAGGCTTATCGGATCGCCGATAACCGTATTGGTTCGGAGGCGTCATGGGATGCCGATCTGCTGAAACTTGAAATGACTGATCTGCATAACTTCGGCATGGACGTTGCCCTAACGGGTTTCGATGCTGGCGAGTTAGAAAAAATTATGTATGACCAGCTAAATCCCGAGCAGTTCGATTCCTACGGCGAAGATATAGAAACAGATCACGAATGCCCGAAGTGCGGCTATAAGTGGTCATGAGTCTCGACGTTATTTCGTTACGGGCAGCCGTTGACGAGCTTGATACCCGCATCGCTAAACTCATTCGCGAGCGAATCTTAACCGCGAGGGCTATCGTCGATAGCAAGCGCGCGCAAGGACTGTTGATAACGGACCCGATTCGCGAAGGGGTGATTATTAGCCGAGTGGCGAAAGAGATCGCCGTTGCGGATCGCGAATCCATCGAGCAGATATATGACGCTCTGTTTCGCGAGGCGAAGAAGTGAAGCCCGCATATCGCGTACCGTCGATGGTAGAGATTAATGAGCTAGAGTCAAATGGCTTTACGGCTATTTCGACCTTTTCTGGTTGTGGCGGCTCATCTCTCGGCTATCGCATGGCTGGCTTTAAGGTTCTTTACGCAAACGAGTTTATCGAAGCGGCGAGACATACCTACACGTCGAATAAGAGAGACTATACCTATCTCGATGGTCGAGACATTCGCACGGTAACCGCAGATGACATATTAGGCATCATTGGCCTAAAGCGCGGCGAGCTGGATTTATTCGATGGCAGTCCTCCTTGTGCGTCGTTCTCAACCTCGGGCAAAAGGGAAAAAGCCTGGGGCAAGGTTAAGAAATACTCTGACAAGGCGCAGCGAGTAGACGACTTGTTTTTCGAGTACGCTCGACTGCTAGAGGGTCTGCAGCCTAAAACCTTTGTTGCAGAAAATGTATCTGGCTTGGTTAAAGGAACAGCCAAGGGTTATTTTCTAGAAATACTGCGAGCGCTAAAGTCCTGCGGCTATCAAGTCGAAGCGCGACTGCTTAACTCTAAATGGTTGGGCGTACCGCAGGCGAGAGAGCGACTCATTTTCGTTGGCGTTCGTAACGATTTAGGCGCAAAGCCGGTTTTTCCGAAGCCGCTTCCGTATCAGTATACAGTTCGCGATGCGTTCGACGGATTAGCTGATACGGGCCCGAGCTTTGAAAAATATAAGCTCTATCAGCATTGGCAGAATACGAATCATCTAGGAAAGCACAAGACGCTGATTAACTTGGTGCGACTACGCTGGAATGAACCGTCTAATACTATTTGCGCCACATGGGGCGCTGGCACAGCGGCGATAACACATCCTGATAAACCGATTTACCCCTCAATAGAGCAATTAAAGAGATTATCGGGCTTTCCCGATGACTTTGTTGTTACGGGTAGTTTCAAACAGCAATGGGAGCGACTCGGCAGAGCAGTTCCTCCCGTAATGATGTATCACATAGCCTCTACGGTACGCGACGAGGTGCTGCGGAAGCTATGAAGATACCGAGCAGCTGGACATTTAAGACAGACGAGATTGCGACACAGTTTGACGCTCACGTTAGAGAGCAACTACCTTGGTATGATCTCGCAACGAGCGCTGTTGCGCACTTCGCTAAACACTTTATTCCGAAGGACGGCGTTATTTATGACGTTGGCGCTTCGACTGGAAACATTGCTCGCGCCCTCGAGGAAATCCTTGTAGCGCGTAACGCAACGCTGATTCCAATCGAAGAATCGCCAGAGATGGCGAAGAAATACTACGGTCCCGGTAAAGAAAACCTGATCGTGCAAGATGTTATTTCTTGCAAGATCGTTGAATATGACGTTGCGATCTGTTTCCTAACTGTTATGTTTATGTCGCCAGCCGTTAGGTACGCTTGGCTAGAGGAGTTTTTTGCGAAGTGTAAAACGGGCGGCGCTCTTATCGTTGTCGATAAGGTCGAGAGCGAAAAAGGCTACATCGGCACAGCTTTTAGTCGATTGACGCTATCTGAAAAGATCAAAGCGAATGTCTCGAAAGACGAGATCATTGATAAAGAGCTATCACTAGCGGGAATACAAAGACCGATCGAACCGAAACGATTACCCGGCGAGCCTGTCGAATTCTTTAGATTCGCCGACTTTATCGGCTGGGTAATAGAGAAAAAATGAAGCGAGGAAGAAAATCAGCGGCTTCATTCGAAGTTCAAAATGTTATAACTGGCAACTTCGGCGCTAGGCCAGAACCGCCGAGCGAACTTATGAAAGCCGAGGCAGATATTTGGCGCGAAACGACAGCAAGCGAGGCAGCAGATTTTTTTAATACCTCTGCACTTCGTAACTTACTAAAGGATTATTGTCGCCATAGGGCGGCAGCCGATAAGATCACAGAAGTTATAAATATATTTCAAACCGAATGGCTAAAGAGCGAAACAGGCTCAAAGCGATATTCGCAACTGTTGAAAATGCGTGATCTCGAGGCGCGCGGCGCTGCGGATAAAGCGACAAAGCTGCGTCTAACCAATCAAGCGCGGTACACACCGCAAGCGGCATCGACGGCATCGCGTAATGCGGCGAAGGGCGTGAAGCCTTGGGAGCTGTAAGACGCAAGAAAGAGTCGAATGCGGATCGCTGCATTCGATGGATCGAGACAGTCTGCCGCGTGCCAGAGGGCAAGTTAGTCGGGCAACCCGTCAAGCTGCGGGAGTGGCAGCGACAGATTCTGCGCGAGATTTACGACACGCCGACGCGAAGGGCGATCATTTCCTTCGGTCGGAAGAACGGAAAGACGGCGCTCGCTGCCTTTTTGCTGCTGATTCACCTCTGCGGGCCGAAAGCGCGACCGAATTCGCAGCTTTTCAGCGCTGCGCAGTCGCGAGAGCAGGCGGCGATCCTGTTCGCGCTCGCGGCGAAGATCGTGCGAATGTCGCCGGACTTGAACTCGGTCGTGAGCATTCGCGACACCGCAAAGCAGCTCTTTTGTCCAGAACTCGGCACGCTTTACCGCGCATTGAGCGCTGAAGCGTCGACCAGCTACGGATTGTCGCCGGTTTTCGTTGTTCACGACGAGCTGGGACAGGTTCGCGGGCCGCGCTCGGAGCTATACGAGTCGCTCGAGACGGCAGCGGGCGCGCAGGACGAGCCGTTATCCATCGTCATTTCGACGCAAGCGCCGACGGATATGGACTTGCTTTCGGTGCTGATCGATGACGCGCGCACGGGAAAAGACCCGCGCGTGAAGCTCGCGCTCTTCTCGGCAGACGATACGGCTGACCCGTTCGACGAGAAAACGATCAAACAGGCGAATCCTGCCTACGATGATTTCCTTAATGCCGTCGAGGTACGCGATCAAGCGGAGTCGGCACGCCGAATGCCGGCACGCGAGGCCGCATATCGCAATTTGGTGCTCAACCAGCGCGTGAACAGCTCGACGCCGTTTATCTCGCGCTCGATGTGGGAATCTTGCGCGGGTGAGATCGATCCGAATGCGTTTGCGAATCCGTGCTGGATCGGACTCGATCTTTCGGCGCGTAACGACTTGACGGCGCTCGTGATGATCGCGTGCGATGACGATGGCATCTGGCACGTTCAGCCGGAGTTTTTCGTACCAGAGATCGGCATCGTCGATCGCGCTCGACGAGATCGCGTACCCTATGACTTGTGGGCGAAAGAGGGACATCTGACCGCGACGCCAGGTGCATCGATTGATCTCGCTTACGTCGCCGAGCGCTTGTGCCAGCTTGCTGACGATCACCAGATACAGGGCATCGCGTATGATCGCTGGCGCATCGATGTGCTACAGGCCGAGCTGCGACGCCTCGGGCGCGAGCTGCCGATGGTGCCATTCGGACAAGGGTTCCGAGACATGGCGCCAGCGCTAGACGTCGTCGAGCATACGATCCTCGAGGCCAAGATGCGTCACGGCGGGCATCCGGTGTTGCGAATGTGCGCTGCTAATGCGGTGGTGACGCGACATCTAACGGGCGATCGCAAGCTCGATAAGGTCAAGGCGACCGGACGCATTGACGGTATGGTGGCGCTCGCGATGGCGCTCGGCATGGCAGCTCGCGGTAGCGACGAGAATTTCGACGACTTTTTATCAAACGTGGTGAGCGCTTAACATGGCAATCGCATGGTCAGGATGGATGCGGCGTCTTGCCGGCTGGGTCTGGAACCCAGAAACCGGCGAGCAACGACCGGGGCCGCCGCTCGGACACGTTACGGCATCGGGAAACATCGTCACCGATACGCGAGCGATGCAAGTTCCGACCGTGATGCGTTGTATTCGCATCATCGGCGAGACTTGTGCCTCGCTGCCGCTGCAAGTGTTCGAGCGCACGCCGGCGGGTGACATTCCGGCACCGAATCATTGGCTCTCTCGTCTACTTATCGAACCGAATGAGAGCATGACGGGCGATGAGCTGCGCGAGGCGCTCGTCGGGCAGATGGCCGGCTGGGGCAACGGATACGCCGAGATCGTGCGCGATACGACGGGCCGACCGCGCGAGCTGTGGCCGCTTAAAGCTGATCTGATGGTGGTCAAGCGCGACGAAGATCGCGTTTTGAGATACGAATATCCCGATCGATTTCAAGTTCCGCAGGGCTATGCTGCCGAACAGATTCTGCATTGCAGAGCATTTTCGGTCGACGGCGTGATGGGCATGAGTCCGCTCGGATTTTTGCGGCACACACTCGGGCTTACCGTGGGCGCCGAGGATCTCGCTGCGAGCTTTTTCAACAATGGTGGCAGACCGTCGGCGATTCTGTCGGTCGATAAACCGTTGACGCCGAGCCAGCGCGAGCAAGTACGCGAGCAGATTACGAG